CTGTGCCGCCATTCCATATCTCTACTGGCTCATTGACTGGTACCGTTACTGAACCTGAATAATCCACTAGATTCACTACAAAAGAGCCGGTGTAATACTTGAGGTTATCGTCAGGAACATTATTGTCCATAGCCTGTTTAACGCTGCCCCAGTTGATTTCTTTCTTAGGGTAGATACCGCAAATAATGTCTTTATCCACTTCAATCATGCGTGGCATTTGAGCAGGGTTAAAACGAATGTCTGCATCAATGAACATCAAGTGAGTTGCATTACTGGCTAGAAACCCTTTAACCAAGGCGTTACGGGCGCGAGTAATCAAAGACTCATTAAACATAAAAGAGAAGGTAACATCAACGCCAATCTCGTTTAAATGCTTTTGCATCAGCACAATGCTCTGAGTATAAAAACCAGCGCACATACCACCGTACATTGGAGTCGCAATAAATAAATGCGGTCTCGGTTTAACTTCTTCAGTCATTGCGTTCTCTCTATCTTCAGTTGTAAAAGTTGTCATAATCAATCCTTGTAAGTGGGGCTGCCCGAATACTCTGCCCCGTAAGTGTCCTAACTGTCCGCTGAGGGACTCTCATTCAGGCTTGAGGAGGTCTTATCAATGGTCTCAATCATCACTCTGATTCCACCATTCTTGACCGGCTCACCCCTTATGATTTCTAAGTGGTCAACCTGAAAATCATTGTTGAATACTCCAGCATCCTCAAGCGCATCTAAGACTGCTTTGATACGGTTATCAATATCTATCTTGCGCTTGTCTCTTGGAAACAGCACCATCGTTACTTTCAATTTACTGTCTCCAAGTTTGGGAACTTTGTACTCAACAACATAATCTGCAACAGCCGCCTTGAACTCCCGCCCCGCCTTAGTAATATTCATCCTTCCTCTAAAAATAGTCCGGTAGGAATTAACGCTAGGAGGGAGCGGAAGTGTCAAAAAAAGCATTAGCAGCTTATCGGTTTAAAAGGACCATCAGTATTAGTATCCCAACAGCACATACCGCCGCGTCCGTCAGGCTCACATTTGGTGGCTGCAAAACAATTTGCGCTCAACAAAACAAACAATACAATCGCAGTCAATTTTTTCATAATCATTCTCCTTAAAAGGGTACATCTCCGGCATCAGGGGTAACATCTCTTGGGTAGCTTTGTTGTCCTTCGGGCTTCCAATTATCAACGGACAATGTAATGAATGGACCGTAACCCACATCCTTGACCCATCCCGCCAGCTTAATATCTTCTCCATTAACTCTTATCTGCCCTTTCCAATCCGGCGATTTCTCGCTTGCTTTCTTTTGATTACGAGACAAAATTCCTTTGCCTTCACTTGGTATATGCGCCATGCTATTTCCTTTGTATTAAGTGGTAACGGGCAAAACTCTTTCCGTTTTGTTTAACATCTTCAGTTCTAATGTTGTGTCCAGACTTCCTTAGCACCTCAATATGAGCAGCCAATCTCATCGTTCCTATATGTTCCAAGGCTTCTAGCGGCGTCAATGGTCGAGTCTTCAACCAATGCAGCACCGCATCCCTTTGGTTCATCCCTGCGGGGACTCCATCGTAACTTCCGCTTCCGTAGTTGATTGGCTGCCATGTTCCTTTGGGCTTTCCTGTACTCCCTTAGGCGCAATAGCCGCTAACACTTGAGACTTCTGCACAGCGCTCATAACACCAAGGACAATGTAGTTCGCCTTCTTGAGCGCGTCAATCTTTGCGTGCTTCTCATCCTCTTTGATTTTTGCTGAGTCTCTGATACGGACAAATAAATCTGCGTAAGCAGCAATCCATCCTTCAATCTCTTCATGCTTTGAATAGATGGTGCCGTCCGGTAGCATGAGGGCATAAGTAGGAGCGCTAGGCTCTACATCAACCGTAATGCTTACTGGGTCTTCTCTAAGGTTTTCTATGGTAATAGGAGGAGGCGTTATGTTTACCTCTCCCCGCCCCATAAATTTTTCATTTTTTGGCGTGTCAAAGTCTTCGACTTCTTCAGGCGTATAGGTGCCAATGACACAGCCCGGATAGATAGTTCTAATACCTTCAGAGACTACTCGGGCGCGAAGCATAGCGCGTGGATACTTTTCCCATCCGCCGCCAGACTTGATTAAGCCAATCTTACGAGCTTGCTCAATCGTCCAAGAGAGTTCCAAAGAGCCGCCATTGGGGTGCGTGAAGATTCCGGTTACATTTTGGTCGGTATAAATCTTCCAATCGACTTTCCCTCCGGCGGCTTGGAACCTCGCTAGCATAGCATCCGCCTTCAGAGCTGGACGCCCTTGGATGATATGGTAATCCCTAGCTGCGGTAGCAGGATGTAATCCTTCTGCCTGAGCCACAGCCATTAAAGCCAATACGCTATTGGTGTCCTTCATGCCAAATAGCCCTGATTTAGCAATAGCCTCAGCCATGCCCTGCATCTCTCCAAACGGTACGATATTAGACATGAATCATCTCCGATAGTGTGTAAATAGTATCTATGACTGAACTAACAGCCATAATCCAAACTGCTATATCAATGTTGTTCATTTGACTAAGAACCTCCGAGAGCCGGCAGTTTCCATTACAAACTGGTCGTATATGTCAGGCATAGCAGCTCTAAATAAATCCGCCTGAAAGCGCTTAGAAGCCTTGCTAGCCTTCCAAGTAGCCAACACCTTGCCATCCACTCCTAAAAGCTCTGAGCCTTCTCTCATAAAGCCCTGTAATGCCGTCAAGAGCTGCTCTTCGGACTCTTCCAGTTCTTTAATCTGAGCCTTGCAATTCTTGAGCTGGTTTACTGCTCGCTCTACTTGTGCATTGGCATAGACTGTTGAGCCGTTATCCTTGGAATAGATGAGTTTGGTCTGCTCTGTTGTCTCAGGGTCTAGCGGGGTCTTGGTCTCTACTGCTCCCCAAAACCTAGCCATGTCCTTTATCAGCGCTTCTTTTTGCTCCGGCGTGATAGTGAAATCAAAAGTGCAAAACTCCTGTCCACCAAAGAGGACTGCAAGTACCACTCTATCAACTTGGTGAACGGTTGCTTCGTGGATAATTTGCGCCATATCCGCGTGAGGAATAATGTTAGCTTCCGCATCAAACTTGTTACGGACGGCTGCGTTGTAATTCTTAGCCTCCACAAGAGTTCTGCCATCGGCGCTAATAAAATCAAAGTGAGACCGTAGCCAAGTCTCTTTAGGGTGCGTAAGAGCATAAGGGGCTTCCTTGAGTTCGAGTTTGAGTTTGTCTTGTGCTAGCCTTCCGATTACGGGTTCCATTACATGACCCATACGGACTGCCTCTACCCCGTCAAGGTTAGGGCGTTCTTTTAATCCTAGCTTCTCTAAGACCGCCTCGTTCCCTCTACCATTAGCCGCCTTCCTAGAGTCTCCAGACCACCATGCACCGTTGCGTATCTCGGGCGCGAAATCTGTTCTGTCATTAGCCATTGCGAACCTCCATCATTTTGTCTGCAAGTCTGTAACATTCAAAGGGAATTTCATTGCTATTCCCTAAATCCCCTAGAGCTAAAATGCCTTGCAATACTTGACCAGCAAAATAATCTCGTAAATCCATACCCCTATAACAATCTGCAACACTACCTCTGTTTGGAAATGCTTTCATGTTATTGCCCCTTAGCTAAGATGTTTACAAGTGCTAAGAAGTGATTGATTTGCTTACGGTAAAACTCTACATCTGCTAGCAAGTCGCTTACTTGGTCTTTAGCCATCTCAACAGCCGCATCCTGACGAGCTAATAAACCCTTCAGGCGCTCTACTTCAGCCTTGGTATAGCTTTCTTTGACCTCTTTATCCTTCAACGGAAAAGCGGGTTTTACTTTGTTTTTAATACCTACGGTTCTTGCCATGATATTTCTCCTAGTTAGGACATTATTTGCCGAATGGGATTGTAGATAAATCGTCAAGGTCGGCATCCTCAACAATCGGGGTAAACCAGTTCGCATGAATAGAGCATGAATAGTTATCGCTACGCATCACGCTAGCAAAAGAATTGCCACGATGACCCGTTACGAGGTCATATTTACGAGCTTCAGGGTGCATACAGACATGGGAGTCGTGTAGCGTTGAACAATGCAAGCAGGATACGCAAAACTTTGGTTCCGGCATATTTGAAATCATTTTTACCTCCATCTAGTTAGGACAATTAGTACGACATTACTACGATTAAAACGATTATGCAATAGATTTGCGTAATTTTTTTCTAGCCTCTATCTCGCGTTGCAAGATATACCAAAAATCAGACTTGATTGGCATTTAATTGCTCCCTCATAGCCTTTAATTCAGCCTCTAGCATCTCTATCTCAGCTTGTTGCTGGCGTAGCATGGTGGCTGTCTGCATAAATCTTTCGCCAGAAAAACCATTAGCCCTAGCTTCAGAGGCTTTATCTCCTTGAAATTCAATCAGTTCATTTACGTTCAGAGAAGTCCACTTAGGGTTTACTCTTTTCCATATATGTTCATATGTGTAGCCTAGCGCAAGAGCTTCTGCCTCGGTAAATGCGAGCCTGTTTCCATCTTTGTCGTGAAATATAATCATTTCTCTTGTGCCTTTAACATTGGTTCAATTGTTACTGTTTCCCATTTAACTTCCCCAGTCTTAGGGTTTTTCCACCCATGCTTTGTGTAGATTGCTGGATAAATACAAGACGGATGCCAATCAAATCTAGTTTCTTGCACCGCCACAACTTCTAAGTCGGTCTGCATATCTTTAAGGTTCATTTCTCTTGTGCCTTTCCACAAAACATTTGCTCGCTAAAAGCATTTAATATTCTGCACTTTGCTTCTTCCCTTTCTTCTTCAGGAAAATCTGCTACAGATTCTTCTAAACATTCCATAATTTTGTTGGCTACTTCTTTTGCTGGAATAATTGAACTCATTTCTCTTGTGCATTTCTTAGTATTGCACTTTTAATCTCTTGCTCAAACATATAAGCCAGCTTTGCATTTAATAATTCTATTTCAGCTTTTTGCTGACGCACTACGGTATGCAAGTCTTCCATCATCTCTTTGCCAATACGGTTTACATACTCGTCACCTTCACGCACCCAACGCAAGATGTATTGGTCACTAAAATGCACTTCATCGTATGCTTTCCACGCTACTGGTTCATTGTTCATTTCTCACTAGCCTTTCTTAGTAATTCAACAACTCCATTCCACTTGGCAACATCGTCATACCAGCCGTGCTTTTGTTGAAAGTAATCGCCAGCATAGTTTCCCCAGTTCAAGGCTTCTAATACTTCTTCTGCATATTCAAGTTTGTCAGCTTTCAACGCTTCTATTTCAGCCCTTGCATTAGCCGCTTGTTGCCCTTCATGCTTCCAATCTTCGTGCTTTGCTAGTATTTCTTTTTTAAGGAATTCTATTTCAGCTTGTTGCTGGCGTAGCATGGCAACATGTTCAGCAAATCCTGCGTTTCCAAACCAATATTCCAATTCATCAGCTAGTTCTAGTGCGCTCATGCTCACTCCTATAAAGGGATGGAATAGCCATAAACTCATCTATCCGGTGCTGCATTGGATGTGGTTTAGGTACATACAACTTAAATACTGGTATAACGAGTTTTACTTTCTTCATACTTCCTCCTAGTTAAAAGACAATACAAGGGCTACGGTAATCAATGCTATTGTTGTTGCCCTTTTCCCTGTTACATCTCCCACAAAGAGGCTGAAGATTGTTTATATCCATAGCCAATTCAGGGTAATACTTACGGGGCTTTATATGGTCAATATTGATTGGATAACGCCTTGACCCTACTCTCCCGCACTTACAACACTTATTGCCGTACTTCTTTATTGCCTCAAGTCTTAACTGTTTCCAACTTTTATTGACAATAAATTTTCTGCTGGTATTGACTATCAACTCCGCGTATTCGTTATTGGACAAGGGTTCGCGGTCTATTCTCCATGAGTTAATCATGGCTCTCTTTAATAATTTATGTATGGTTTTACTCATATCGTATCTACTTATCCCAAACGGTTTGAGCGCACCTAGCCTATCCTTAGGTGCCTTCAATAACTTTCCCAGTACGGAATCGCTACACCCGCCAGTCGTTCGTAGAATCGGCACTAGCTTCGCCACCGATATGTGCGGTATTACATCTACTTTCCCCCAGTCCGCTTGTATTGCAATCGCTGGCGTCATTCCCGTCCGATTACAACCGTTACGGAATAAAGTAGTAGGAATAGAAAAACCCCTTAGCGGATACTTTGTAGTGAAGCGGCTTAAATAAATGCTCTCATACTTATTTAAGCCTACAAAATACCCGTTAAGGGGTTCTAACATCATACGGGCTTCACTCCGCGACATGGTGATTATAAACATGAATTGATAAAATGCACAACCACCCATTTCCAAAACACCATAGTACCCGCCATGATGTTAAGGAATAGGGTAATTACACCTAAAAAGACTATCAGCGCTTTCACAATGAATTAGCTAGAATCCAGCCAATAACAAAGGCAAGGACAAAGACAATAAAATAAAGCATTAACGGCTCCCTTCTGATGGAGTCCAGCCAAAGCGCTTAAAGGTCTCGCGTATATCGGTCTTCGTGCTAGGGGTATAAATAAAGCCTTGCGCGGGCGCGCGGGGAATTTCACCCTCCGGATAGATTAGCTCCCATGAGTAGTAGCGTTCCTTGTCCTCCCTGCTCCCGCTCTTATTCCCTTGTCCGATTGACATACCAATCTCTACCAGAGATTCACCCAATAGGTACCCGTCTTCCGTATCAATAAAAATATTTAGGCGCATGATGTAGCCTCCTCTACTGATTCAATCTCCCAGAGACTAGAGCCGTCCAGCTCTTTAAAGTCTCCGCCGTCCAAGTCATAAGCACGCTCCCGCGCCTCCGACCATGAGTCCGCCTCTATTTCAGCGGTCAATAAATAACTTATTTGAGCCGTTACTGTGAATTTAGCCATTTTTAATCCCCTTATTTATAAAAAGTCCAAACTAATTGAGCGGCAATAAACAATAAAACCATCAATAAAACCATGTGCCAATTTTTAAGCATGATAAAACCCCTTAAATAAGCGCCTAAGCGCGTTAAATGAAGAGGGGCATACAAACCCCTCAACCCGTTAAAATAGCGCCCTAAGCCGCTTTAAAACAATTCTCATAAACACTAGCGCCGCTAGTACAACCCCAGACGGTGCAATTCGCGTCATAGTAAGCCGCGACATATTGCGCCGTACTCATGCGCGCACCTCCGGATGGATAAACCCGCTTTTCTACAATGCGCCGGCTTACTTTAGGTTTTGCCTTGCGTGGTTTAGCTATTTTCTTGATAGGTTTAATAATGCTCATAATTCCTCCGTTGCTGGTTCAAATTTAGGGCTATCGTTAAGCAAGCACTCATCTATAAACTGTAAAACCTCCTGCGCTTGCGTTATTTCCTCCCTATCGCTCTCGTATTGCTCCGGAAAACTATCGCGGGGATAGTCATCTAGGTAATAATCCGCAAAATCAAGTAAGCGCCGGATTTTCTCGTATTGCTCGATTGTCATAATTACATTCATAATTCACCTCGTTAAGTTAGGACGCCGGCAAACCCGCCGGCAGGGTATTGCAAACTCTTAGGCGGCTTGTAACTCTTCTTGCTCTACCTCTTCTACTTTGACTAGGTAATCAAGGATTTTTTGCGCCTCCGCTCCGGCTTTGAGTATTGCCTTGCTATCTTGCTTTAAAACCTTGAGCCAAGACGCGATATAAGAGGCGTGCTGTAATTGCCCGTCAATCTTTAAATGAGCGCATAACATAGCGGCGCCTAGCTCTGCCACTAGCTCTTCAAAAGCGTAAGCACTATCCCCGAAGCGCTTAGATTTTGAGAAGTCTCTATCAATACGGCTCTTATGACCCGTCCAATGCGATAACTCATGCAATGCCGTTGCGTAGTAATCCTGCTGGCTCTTAAAGTCTTCGCGTTGTGGGAGCTGGATGTAATCAAGACTTGGTGAATAATGCGCGCTATTGCCGCCGTGCTTTACGCTAGCACCGGATAAACCTATAAACGCCTCACACTCTTCAAGTGTTTGAAATTCAGTTTTAGGCGCCTCTGGCACCTCATCAACCGGCAAACCCTCAATAAAATCCGCGTTAAATACGGTGTAAGTCTTAATCATAGGAATGATTTTGCTATCGTGCGTGCCAGTAGTAGGATTAAGCGCGCCCTGAACTTGTAAGGGTTTATAGAATATGACTTGTACGCCCTTAGCGCCCTTAGCTACTTGAGCGCCCTTATCTTGCGCTTGCTTATATGTCATCCATTTATCGGATGTACCAAACGCGCCGGACGATTGGAGCATACTCAACCAAATAAAGTTCGCTCCGCGATAATAGGTGCCGCTTGCTGGATTGTGAGGCGCTCCCTCATTAGGCTTGCTATGCCACGGTTTAACCCATGGAGCGGTGCCGGCTTCTAATTGCTTAATAATCCCGTTAGTGATTGTTTGTGCTATATCTTGCTTAGTCATCTCGTAACCTCTTATCTAGTTAAAAACATCTCGTTTAGGTGTACTACTAAGTTAGATTGTATAGCATGATTAGGACGATTAGGTAAACTTATTTAGAATTATGTTGTTTTTATGAGATACAATAGTAATTAAGATGTAATATATAATAACTAATAATAGTAATAACTATATGAGATAGATTGTTATATATGTTAGTGGTTACTAATTTATATAATAGGGTCAATCGTTAAGCGGGAAGACTGATAGATTAGCTCCCTCCCGTCCGGCTCACTTCAAACAATATCGGGGTATCGCGTTAAATACTCAATAAAACAATACTAAACCCTTATGTTACAAGGGTTCTAGGACGGTCATCACCTCTTAAACCTTATAGCTAGTGCGTTGAGGTCATCGAGTGGGTTTGGGTCTGCTTAGGTGCGTGCCCCATTCACCTTTCCCCCCAAAAAAATTATCACTTTTCTCTTTTCTCCTTCTTTTATTTATGCTTATAATGACTACATAGCACATAAGGGATAGCATGATGAATATAGAGTTAAGCAAGAGCGTTCCGCTCCCCGAACCTAGAAGGACATACCCGTATAAAGAGATGGC